AGAAGCATACAGGTTATAGTTGCTTGCATTGGTGAGGTTCAATTGACTTGCTAAAGTTACTTGATTTGATGCGTCTTTATATACTGACTTTGATGCTGGGTAAGTTACAAATACATCTTTAACACCAGCGGTAAATGATACTAAGGCATTAGCATTAGAAGATTCTAAAACAGTAGTTCTAGTAAGGGTATTTCCAGCAGATGCGTAAGTTCCAATCCCCACTTCCCAATTAGGGCCTCCTTGATCTGCAATACAGTAATATGTAGTGTTGCTATTACCAATAACAGCAAATGCTTGATGTCCTGTTACAGGGCCTAATAATGCTATTGCACCTGTACCAATAACATCTGTAGTTTCTCGGACTCTATCATCAACTATTAAAGCCATTTATTTAACCCCTACTATTCTGCCATCAGCTCCACGCACAATTTGTTTTGGGCGAGATAATTGAGCAATTAACTCTTCATGCTTTTGAGCTTGCATTGCATTAAAATTTTGTTCTTGTACAGCTAACATTTGAGCAAAATTATTGTTGACTGCATTTATAAGGTCTGTCAAAGGTGTAGCAGGTTGTTCATCACCCATATCGTCAAGTTCCATTAAAGGGTCTTTTGAAGCGTTAATTGTCATTGATGACTGTTTCAAACTGGTTTTGCTACCCATTTCAGCAATCATTATTCGTGTATCAGCATCAAGTTGAGCTTTCCATTGTTCAAACTGAAGTTTCTGAGCTTCTAATTGCTGTTCAGTTTGAAGTTTAGCTTGCTCCAACTGCATCTTAGCTTGAGTAGATTGCTGTTCTAATTGAATCTTTGCTTGAGAATTTTGAGATTCAGCTTGCGCCCTAATCATTTCAGGTGTTGGAGGGGGTGGTTGCGGAGGCTGAGCTGCTTTCGCTTTTTCTTGCTGATTCATTTGCGCGATAAATTGTTCGAATGACCCTTCAATAGTGCGTCCAATTTTAAACCCTCTAATACCAAACAATAACATTTCACCTAGTAAAGGAACTAACTCAGGTGCTTGTTGTCCCATTGGAAGGACTTTCTCTAAAAAGGTACTGGCTGAAGTTAAGAATTCAATCCTACTTTGTTTTTCAGCTTGCTGGTCAATTTGAACTAAAGTATCAGTTTCGATGTCAATGTTAAAATTACGCATTGATTCATTCTTCAACATCTGAATAGCTGGCTCAATAAACTGAGCATCAGGAGTAAAGCTAATACCTGACATTTGAATCAATGTTTCAGGTTGATATTTAGAACAAATGATTTCAGACTTCATTCTCAAAATGTCACGAGCAAATCGGCTCATGTCATCTTTCATACTATTTAAACGTAACGAAGCAAACTGAGATTTAATTTGTTGTGCAGTAGCGGTTTCTGATGCAACAGAAGCACCGCGCATAATATCCGACAAACCAGTTGTTTCATAGATGATTTGTTTACATGATTCACGAGCTTGATATAATTGTTGCAATGCTTGTGCCACATCACGCAACGGCATGAATTGAACTGCGCCTTGCAAGCCACCTTTCTCAACAAATGCCGCCCAGTTCTTAACAGGGATCAGAACGCCATCGTTGCCTTCCTTCATCAGACGTTCAATAGCTGGTTCGTCAGCCGCATAAATACCCATAACCTTCATGGCTTTGGTAAGATGCTTGATTCTGCCTGTTAGATCATCAATTTCATCTGCTTGATCTTGATACAATAAGAAATCAGCAATAGGAACAAGCGATCCTGAAGTGGTTGTAGCAAAGTAAGGTTTAGGACATGGAAAGAAATCGCATAATTCTAATGGATCGTCACGATGGTCAAGGATAACGTCATAATTGTTCGCTACCCAATAGACACATTTAGTTGATTTACACCAAATCTCCCAAACTTCAGCTTTCTTTAATGATTGAGTTGATTCTTTCTCACCATCTTGTCGATCAGGTGAATGAGTTAAAGGCACTTGGTTAAATACCTCACCAAATCGCTCTTCTCCTTCCTCTAGCGACATATAAACACGTCTAGCTACCCAAGTTACCTCTTCCCACGTTCTCGCTGGTAGATGGGCAAAATCTTGCCAGTAAACGTAATCGACAGGGGTAGTTTCAGAAGTAATGCGCTCATATTGGGCAGGTTGTTCTCCTGCTAACGCATTTTCTTCTAATGATTCTCCGGTAGGAGCATATTCATCCCCACCTACTTCTTCATAATCAGTGATCTGAGGTTCGGCATCAACTGATTCAATGATCGGTTCATATCGTAACCAAGCCACACCACGCCCTGGTAGCAATCTATCATCAACCACATTGGAAATAGTAGCATGAAAATCAGGATATTGATTAATTTCATAAGATAAGACACGTTCTAAGATGTTAGAAGCAACACGAGCAACATCATTCTGATCGTCAAAGCGTCTTGATACTTCAGGATTAGGCGGTTTAGCGTAAATAGCTGGCTTTAGCGTCTGAATGTTAGACCAAAAGATATTAAATCGTGCATCAGTCTGCTCAACGTCTTTCCGTTCATCACGGTAACGTTTAATGACCTTTTCACCACGCTCAGTCCACTTCTTAAACGTTTGATTGTAGCGTGACAATTCATCGTGCCACGGCTGTGCTGATTTATCTGCTAATTCTTTTGCCATCGTGCCGCTCATTTAAAAGGGTTTGGGTGATTATACCGTTTTTCTGCTAAAAGCAACACTTATATTCGTTTTCTAAATGGTTTTGTGCTAGATTCCCATAATTCGTTCAATGTTTGCTCCTGCCAATACTTAGGTTTCTTTATTTTTGGCTCTGGACGCTGTTCACGCCACGCTAAAGCTACATATCTAAATCCGTCCGCATAATGAGAAGTCCAATCATGCTTTGGACGGTCATTAAATATTTTTTTATCCAGATTATACTCACGTTGGTACTGCGTAAGCGCTTCCATGCCTTCTTTACACTTAGGATCGAACCAACAATCCGCTAAAGTCAGACGTGCTGCTTGAATTCCATCCATCAGACTGACACTTGGCACGATTCTTGGTCGCCAACCTAGCGATCTGAACTGTTCTTCAATAGACCTGCCTGTTTGTAAGCTTTTTGCCTTAGCATCGTGGGGTAAATATAACCATTCTCCGTAATCGTAGCCCCTTCCTTTTAATATCTCGTCATAATGACTGATTGGCATACCTGAATTTGAGTAGCAATCGATTACCCGAAGCTCTCGCCCTACCACCTGATACCACCATATCGCAGTATCATCGCTCCACCCTAAGTCAAGAGCAGCATAAGTCTTTAACGAACGGTCATAACAAGGCTTTACGCGCCCAGATTCAGCCAATTCATACATTTCCTTACCGTAGATAGCCCCAGGTATCGCTGCATCAAAGTTACATTCCATTTCCTGTAACCATGCGTCCTCACTCAGCTCGTTCTTAAGCTCGGCTAACTCTTCAGCGTCTAGCAATCCTGACTCTGATGCTTTCAATATCAAGGTAAAACAGTTAGGATCGGTCTTGCCCTGCTCATAACGTTCATAAAAAGCGTTCTTTCCTTTAGGCGTACCGATGATGATCGCCCAACCTTTCCGATCAGCCAATGCCGGACGGATAACATACGCCCACACGGATGATTTCCAGTCACCATATTCATCCGCAATGATGCCGTCAAAATATAAACCACGTAATCTGTCAGGGTTATCTGCACCAAACAACTGCAAGCGAGAACCATTAGGAAAGTCCAACCGCAATTCCGATTCATTCACCTTTATATTAGGTATCGGTTTGGTAAACGTTTTACAGTAATCCCAGATCACCTGTTTGGCTTGGGAGTAGTAAGGACAAATGTAGCCATAGCGTCCATCACCCGATACATCCTGACAGGCAGCACGTATCAATTCATTAATGCACGATACAGACTTCCCTGCGCGTCTATGCGCCACCACAACCGCCCAGCGTTCTTTTCGATTGTGCAGGGGTTTGAATACATCTCTAGGCTTATAAGGAAGCGTAACCTTCATTCTTCCCAACCTATCACTAGATTCATAGCTGATCCATCAGCGTTGGTCAAGCCAACCGCCACTCTAGTGGACTCCTTAGCAGTAGCCCAGCCGTGGGAGTGTTGCAAAATCGCCAGCGCTGCTTTGGAATCACCGTTCCGTGCAGCGTCTCTTAACTGCGTTGAGGCTTCCACTTCTGCATCAGCAGCGCCCTTTAAGGCGGCTAATTCAACAGTTGGGTCTAATTGACAGAGTTGGCGATATTCGGAGGGTAACATGCCGGAGGCAAGCGCCAGTTTATCTCCTTTTAAGCCGAGCTTGGCAGCTTCGTATATTTGGGATAACCGCGCCTCTGTAGCTTGGAGTTCGCGTGGGGAATAGGGGAATGAGATCATAAGTCACCAGTTGTGGATAGTTATATATAAAGATAGTACCACACATTTTAATGTAAAACAATCTTTGACCTTTTAAAAATTTTTCAAAAAAAATTTCAAAATTCACTTTTGTAGTAGAAAACTGAAAATCTAAAAGATTTATTTGATTGCCCCCCCTATCTAAAAATGCAAAAGATTTATATGGATACAAAAGCAAAGTCTAAAAGATTTACATGAATGCCCCCGCCACCGCTCACGCAGGTAACCCACCACTGCGACATGTCGACTATTTAACGCCCCCCCTAT